TCTCTGTTCCAGGAATTCCAATAAGTGTTTTATTTGGTTTATTAGTAGTTACTGCAAATTTAGGTCTGGTCATAAATAAATTTGCCTTTCCCTTTTCTCTAAAATATGTTTGTATAGATATTTTAGTATACTCCAACATTGCTTTACAATTATATCACATTAATAATTTCAAAGATATATCGTAAGCTTGTCTAATATCATCTGGCCTAAATTTATACATTGCAACGTATTTTGGATCTTCCATTCCAAATACACGTTTTTTAATAACTATACAGAAATCTGACACATCAGTATCGGTAGCAGAATCTTTCCTTCCCATATCAATTGCGTCTATACCAGCAACATATAAATTTTTATAAGGTTTGCCAGTTTCTGCATCTATAAGAGGTGGTTCAACAACCAAAAGATGAGATGAGACACTTTCTCTTGCAATAACGTTTGTCATTCCGTCTCCTTTACTTTTGTCCCAAAGTAACTGCATTCTTTTTGGTTTTATATATTGATTATGTACTTTTATTTGTACAAGTCGTTCCGCTATTGCAACAGGATCAAATACATTATCCCCATGTTTTGAAAGAGCCTCTCTTGGAGTAAAACAATGTTCAGCAGCTTCATCTAAGTATGCTTTATCAGTTAATTTACTTCTGATTTCTTCATATACTTTTTTAAATTCGATATAGTTAGTAACGCCACGATTGTCTACATATTTAGAAAGTCTACTAAATTTATGTGCCGGCAAAAAGAAAGCTGTTATTTCTGGTCTTCCATCATCAGTATCATAATTTTTATATGGAAGAATACCGTATGCCTCTGGTTTAGAAAACAATTCTGATATTCCATTAATTGCAATTTCATCACCTCCGGTGCCAAGAAATATTTTAGTGCCCAATTTTACACCACCAATATTCACTAGAGCATTACCTTTAATTCAACTAGCAGTTAATGCCTTATTACTTCCTGCTTCTTCATATACTAATCGGTCCAAACGAGGTCCTCTAATTTTATCAGGAGTATTCGCAATTACAGTTGTAATCATCGATTGCCAACCATATTCTATTCCATCTACACTTACTAAAGAAGCTTTTTTAGTTTCATCATTATTAAATTTCTGCCTAATATGCCTCATACCACCTTGGGTATTCATATTAAGCCAATCAAGTTGATATCAGCATTTTAATTTTGTACCATCAAGTTTTACTTGATCTCCAGCTGTAACCATTACATTATAACCGCGTTTAGTTGTATATGGTCTAACACACATAGATGCAGTCATTTCTGACCATCCAACACCACGTGATTTTAAGGCCCCAACATCTAAATGTAATTTTTCAGCCATTTCAACATAATGAAATCATTCATACTGTTTAGCAATGAAATCTGGAAACCGATAATCTCTACCGGCTCCAGACATTGCATTTTCATCTGCGACTTGCATTCTATAAAAATTTAAAAAGAATCAATTGTCGCCAGTAAGTCTGTATTTTCCTATTGTAATACCATTATTACATTTATCATATACATCCTTCCAAAAATCAATATATGGTTTACAGCCTTTTGGATATTCTGTATATTTTCCGGTTTTATTATATAATAAAGCCAATTCTCTAAATGGTTCTGGGTCAAAATCCAATCCTTTATCCATTGTAATTGGCCTATAACCTGTTAGTTCATAAGAAAGTTCCGGATCAAAGTATTTAATTTCCTCTGTAATTGGAACATCCCACTCCTCTCCTGGTCTTTCTTTATGTATAGAAGTTTTTGATAAAAGAAATTCTTCTATGTCCTCTTCCTTTACAGTATTATCTTCCGCAAATAATTGTTGTTTTAATTCTTCCTCTCATCTTTCACTAAAAGAAATCGACTTTTCCTCTCTTAATCTCTTTTCAAGAGGGTTTTCCATTTTGCTAGCCATATTAATTATCGTATAATCCTAACTCAGAATCTCCTCTAACTTTACTTGCAGCAGCGAGATTCTTTTTATGTGTTATTTCCAATTCTTGCAATTGAGTTCTCATTTTAGAAATACTTGCAAGGCTATCAAAAATTTCCTTTGGCTTGTACAAAAGTCTGCCATCGGCATCTACATCTTCTTCAAAATCTATATTATCTAGAAAGATTTGAAGTTTAAATAAAGTATTGTATGCAGTTTTTATTAGTGAAAGAATAGGATCAGAATCTTGTATTTCTTTATATTTTCTAAATGCAGCAAGAAAAATTTCGTCTTTTAACATATCTTCTGTCATGCCAGAATCTGCCATGGCAGCAATATGTTTTTCTCCTTCTTTATACTGAAAATAGGGTGATTTAAAATCAAGAACAAGATATATATAAGTTAGTTCTTTATAAGCTCTTAATCTTAATTTTCCAGTTTTATCTTCCTTACATTTATTACGTTCTTTATCTCATAAATCCTTAAACTCTTTCACTAGTAATATACTATATTCATCTATTTCTAAAGTATTATCTGCATTATTAAATATAAAGAATTGCATTTATTTTACCCTTTTCAATTCGGCTTTATGTTTTTCCTTTAAATTCTGCATTTTTCTTGATGATTTAAAGGCTTCTTTTTCAGAATCTTTAATATACTTCTTATTTATGTTATTTTCTTTTTCTAAAGTTCCACCTTTATTTTCAGAAGGAATTGGAGGATATACAAATCTATTATGAACGTTTTCCAGCATCTGAATCGCTTCTGGATCAGTAGTTCTTTCGTATGGTATAGAGCCTACTGAAATTTGATAAGTTGTTTTACCTTTAGGATTTGTTCTTCTTTGCCAACTTGTCCATCTGCCACCTACTGTTGTAATAGTATCCCCCGGAGCATTTACATATTCAGAAACATATCCAGGTTGTTTATCTAAACGCGGATATTTAGTTACTTCAAATAATAATCCCTTAATTCCTTTGGGCTTTACTTCTCCCCGAAGATTGCCTCCTTCCTGGAATCTCTTTAAACCATCATAAAGTTTCCCGCCTTTTTTAAACATTCCAGTATTTTGTTGCATTTCTTGCACTGCTCCAAGAATAACCTCTTTGTTAGAATCAAATGCTTTTATCACAGCATTTTTTAATTGTTTATCACTTTCTAAAAGTTGTGTTGCTTGATTAGGATCCTCTTTAATCGCAGTTACCAAATCATCTGGAAATTTTGCACCAGCTTTTGTAAATATTTGTTGATATATTTCTGGAACAATACTAAAAGTCTGAACTGCCAATTCTTCGTTATTCATTATTGTACATGTATTAGGTCTTTAGTTGAAAAAACAGCTTCTCTTAAACAGCTGTTTTTATCAAATCATCTACATTTAATTCCTACAAAAATATTCTCATAGGAACCGTTGTCTTTATTTGTAATAGATCGTGTAACTTTTTCAAGTACATACATAACTGGAACATTCTCAAGATTGGCATGCCTAACCTTTACAGTATCACCAGGATTAAAAAAAGTCTTTAATTCTTCATTAATCATTTTCTTTAAGTCTACATATTATATTTTCCTCATTAATTACCCTGTATCCTTTTTTTCTAAAAGGTAATGGATTAGCAATGTGCTTTACTGCAAAAACATCTTCTCCAACTTGAACATTTCTACACGCTGGACCCACTGCTATAACTTTTGCACAAGCTATATACTCTTCTGAATCCTCCATTTCTCCAGTTTCACTAGATTTATATCTATGTGTACTTTCGATTCCAAGAATCAATCCGTTATCAGATACTTCTACTAATCTATATGGATTTTCTTCATAGAATTCTAATACAACATTAGTATTACAAGGTATTATATCTACGTCTTTATTATTTATGTTCTGTGTATTTTTCTTAAGTATAGTTTCTGCTACATTATTCATATTATCATTTTTCTATTAAACATTTCTCATCTTTTGCTCTCACTTTGCTTTTAATTGGACATCCACAATGCTTACAAATATATTCTTTCCCAAGTTTTATTTTATCTGTGCATTGATTACAGATATCAAGTCTCTTTTGTTCTTCTTCAGTAATGGGCTTAAAGAGCCTTCTATATCATCCTATAAAAATATTTTTTATCATAATCCAACCACACAGTGGGATTTAGGATTGGCCGTTTTATAAATAAGTTTACATCCACATCCTTTTACATATCCAGCTTTTGGCAAAAATGAAGTCTGCTTGTCTTTATTTATATATTTACTTTTGTTACAAACAGGTCCGGAAGACTGCACTTCATAAAGTGGACATTCTTTACATATTTTCATTCTTTCTTCAGCAGTCATATTAAGAAATTACTGGCTTTAACTTTTTATATTCTGTTTCTAATTTTAATTTCTTTTTAAAATGCTTCAACATTCTTTCAACATCTTCTTTTAAATATTCCACATCATATTCATGTTGATTACCTTCGTGATCTATATGTACAAGTTTTAATCCTTTT